TATTTCCTTGAATCTTTCAAGAAGTGTTTCATGACTAATTATATCTCTATCAGCTAATTGTATTAGTAGGTTTTTCTCTGCGGCTTCATCAGAAAGTGATGTGCGATCAAATTGAATGTGAGCCTTGTATCTAAAGCCCATAGCCTTCCTGATAATTTCAAGCTCTTTCTCCCAAAATCTTACTAATTGATCTCTTCCGTACTGAAGTCTTTCAACTAATGTTTTTAGTGAAATGAAGTTGTTAGTAAAACCACCGCCATTATTAGCCATTCCAGTTAATGTTGGAGGAACACCTAATCCAGCGTAAATGCTATTTAGAACAGCGGTATATTTTTCAGATCCCAGAAACTTATATACTTCACTGTTGGATTCTTGGAAGGAAAGTTCTGGACCCCACACAAGCTCCATAGTTCCACCGCCAACATTACTAGAAAGTATATCTCTTAGCTTATTAATAGCTGCTTTGTTTGGTAAAATTTTGTGATCAAGATTACCAAGTGTCCAAAGTCTAATGTTCGATATTGCTCCATCAAGAGCAGACATATCAGCTAATCTCATCTTTTCAAGCATAACAATATCATCTAGAATTGCATAAATCATCGGATTAGCCCACTGCCTCCAATCGTCCTTCTTGTAATAGAAGATGCTTAGTCTAGAAGGATCTAATGGTATATCCTTATCGCCGCGCAATATACCCTGCTTAACTTTTGGTGGTAAGCTATCTAAAACATGGTTAGGAACATCTCCATGAGTGAACTTGTCGAAGAACGAATTGGTGCTTATGGTGTAGTTCTTCAAGCCAAGAAATAAGGAGAGATTTCCGTCTTTATTTTTGACAGTTAGTGGATTGAAAAAGTTGTATCTCCAAGGTATTTCGTTCTGGGTAACATTTGGGACTTCAACTTTAATATCACTAGAAAGAGCTTTCATGTAATTATTGAGTTGAGGAGTTACTTTAGCATAACTTCTATAAATGATAACATTTCCAGTTTTGTACAAATTGTTTAAGAATCTTTCAGATCTTTCTTTGCCATGAACACTTCTGAACCACTGTTGGTAGAACTTTTCTACGCTCTTATCTCTGTGTACAATCTGTATGCCTTGGCTACCAAAATCACCCATTAAGTCAATAATATTGCGAATGATACCTACTTTATCATAAGCATCCATGCACATTCTAATAATACGGCGCTGCTGGGTGGGTACGGCTTCATCTGGCCTGAAGGCATAATAATCCTGAGAAGTAAATCCGGGTTTAACTGATCGATTAGGCTCAATATCAATGAAGTGTCTATAGTGACTGCCTTGACTTTTTGACAGCCCAGTATATGAATGTACGTTCTCAGCAGCATTTTCAAAAGCTTTAGCTTTACTAGCAGAATCACCGTCAGACCATGTAAACATTTCTTCATTGCTCATTGAAATACCTCAATTGGATTGATAATTGGAATGTACTATTTAATACACATCTTTCATGTTGTCTGAGAACCAGCTAGGTCCATTATACATTTTTTCTGATGTACCAGACTTGTGTTCACTTGTAGCAAACCCGCCATAGAATTGATACACTTGCTGCTCTGGTGTTCTCTGCAAAACTCTAGATGCCATATTTGCCATTAGTAGCGCTGAATATCTATCTTTACGCATCTTGCTTTTTTTGCCAGTACCAACAACAACTTGTGGAGTATCCCAACGGTCACGACCAGCAGAAGTTTGCGACATTTGTATCATGGATAACTCATCTTTAAGTTCTTCAATATCTAATACGCACTCTTCAAGTGTGTCAAACATTCTACCCTTGATATCGTCTTCATGCTCAGACGTTACAAGGCTGATTGAATCAAATGCTGGAAAAAGTAATACTTTATCTTCAAAGTCTTTTCTCATTCCGTGATTAGCTTCAGCTAGCCAATCGTATTTTGCGAATTGGCACATTTCAAGAATATGAAGACCTCTTTCATCATCAGTGTCTTTTGGTTTATCATCATCTATAACTGGCCATATTGCAATTTCACCTTCTTTGAGTTTATCTTTATCGTGCAAAGATTCCATAACAGCAACGCCGCCGCCCTGAGCATCCATAGCAATATGCAAACAAGGAAATAAGATCATCAAGTCTCGTATTTTTCTAGCGCAATAAGCATAGAAATCTGTCTCTGAAACATATCCACGTTTTACTTTTTCTTTGTGTTCAGAACGAGTAGTTGTCCAACAGTAAACAATTCTTCTATGATCTGGATGTACTTCCAAAATCACTATGCTAAAGTTGTCAACTTCTGAAGCTGGGTCAACGCCAAAGATGTATTTTTTATTTTTATCTCCAATAAGAGAAGCCTCAAAGGATATTGGTTGGTTTTGCTTATCTGTTATTTTTCCATCTTGGTTAGCAACGCAAGATTCTATTAACGATCTTTTAAAGAAACCTTGACTATCTCTAGTGAAACAAGCGCCATACTCCATCTGATATATACCAGCGTGAACAGTGGCTTTAGATCTAGCTACTTGATCAGCATCCATGAAACCTTTTGGTAAAAGCTCATAAGGCATTCGTATGATCGAATATTGGCTCCAATCAAAATTATCAGGAGCGTCCTCTCCAAAAATTTCCCTCAGTCTAGTTTTATCACCTTGACTTCTGATTATAGCTTTCCATTTTTTCCAATATGTAGCAAAATGATTAAAATCATAATAAGCAGTTCCAGATAGAACAATCTGATTATCTTTTTTAACTTCTTTTTCTTGCTGCTCTAAAGCAATTCCAAGTTCGTTAGCTTTCTCTTTCGCTGCTAATCTTTTGACGTTTTCTACTGGGTCAGAGCTAACAGCGGCGAAGCCAGCAACTACATTTTCAAATATCTCTCTTGGTATAGATGCAAATTCGTCAGCAATAATATCGTTTGCTCTCTGGCCTCTAATTTTTTGTCCATCACCAAGTGGTAGACAAGTGACTGTGCTTTCATTTAAACGTAATGTACATCTATCTGTATCTCTGCGTGGACCGCTATCTCCATCGCATATATCTCTAAGCATTGGAGAATTACGCCATATCGTCTCCATGTACTCAAAAAGAACTTTAGACTGTCTGAATGCCGCTCCAACCACGACTACCTTTCTACGAGGCAGTATGAGCGCCCTGAGTACAGCGTAGAGTGAGAGCATGAATGATTTGCCAAAGCCTCGACTTGCGATAAGCATAGGAAACTTTCTATTCCATATCTCTTTTAAGAACAGTGACTGAGATGGCAATAGTTGTATGTTCAAGATCTCGCTAGTTATGAATGATAAATATTCTGGCCTAGTCATTAACCAAGCTAGCTTCAAGTTGAAATCGTCATCAGAGACATTAAGAATAGACATTGGGTTGAATAAATCTGTATCTACAGAATCAATCCCAAGCCAAGCTTCATCAATTTTCTTTAATTTAGATTCTGCCAAGAGTCAATAACCTTATCTGCGAAGCCGTAGTTAACCGCTTCTTGCGCTGTGATATACCAATCTCCAGATTTTAACTTTGTGCTTAAATAGTTCTTTACCTTAGTAACTGCATCCTTTCCATATTTCTCTATGAAGAACTTGCCATTACAACACTGATTTGCGTATATATCTAACATAGTATCACAAATCTGCTTTTCGTATTTTACCCAATTCTGAACATTTAGGTAGTCTCCACCGGCACTTGTGCTTCCGTAATGAGACATAAAATATGTGTGTGGGGTGATGAATCTAGTATCTGCCGCTTGGAAAATAATACTACTCATAGACTCTGCTTGTCCATAAGCAATTATTGTGACATGAGATCTACACATCGTAATTGCGTCGTAAATAGCCATACCATCAGACCACTCGCCGCCAACGCTTTGCATGTGGACAAGTATTGGTTTATCAGACTTAATATCTAATGCTCTTATGTTCTTAATGAAGGTGTTGGACATCTTGTAATCAACTCCGGGATTCTCGTCGTCTCCAGAGTTATAGTAATTGTGTAAAAATATTTCTCTTGAGTCTATGTTAGACCCGTGGTTGTGGAAATCGTAGAGAATGTCTTTATCATTGTTGTTCATCTTATGTCTTTCTCCCGATAGTATACATTTCGTTAATCCGCTTGAAAACGCTGCTAACAGCAAGGAATGCTGTATATTTGTCTCCGCAGAAGAGTACGTGTACGTCATTGTATAACTCAAATTCTATCAAGCACTTAAGCATGTACTTCCCTGTTATCTTTAGCGCTGACTTATTTTTAACTGGTATCCTTGTGTCTTTTGGAAACTTGATGAGATCTTCAAGAGAAAATTCTAACACTAAGTATTTATGAGGAAATGGTTGCATTCTTTCTATTTCATTAAGAAACGCATGTTTCTTTTGGCCTAAATTGATGGCAAGCTCTTCGACGCACCCCTTTCTCTCTATACATATCTTATCCTCTAAGCCCTGTATGGAATAATCTCCAGTGTCAAGCTTATGTTCTATCATACCGGCGCAAGTATTAAACTTGCTAAAATAATATCCATCCTGTTCACGAGTATCTTTGATCACTGTGAAATCTGGGGCTGTCTTATATTTCTTTGCCATCTATTATCTCTTTAAAGAATGTTTCGTAGTGATGTTCTTTTCCAGTAATTGACTTATGGCAGTACATGCACAAAGTTATACCGTTAGATATATCATATCTTAAAGCAGAAGCTTTAGACCACTGTTTTATGTGATGAACATGTAATCTTGATTTACTTTTTGTGTTACACATCTGGCATTTGAAATTGTCTCTCTTGAGTACTTCAAGTCTAAACCTTTTGTAAACAGGGTCTTCGTAGTTTCTTCTCATAAGTTTCTGTCCAAATACTCTACGATTCTCTTGCCAACAATATCTAAATGGAAATAGTCTTGATAGACTTCATAAGCTCTATCTTGCATTTCTATGTAAGATCCGTTATTAAAAGTTCTTATGATATCATTTTTAAGGCCGTCAATGGTTTTTGAAATAACACAGAACTCATTATAATCTATAACATCATCAAAGGGTAAAACCAAATCTGTATCAACCAAAACAGGAATTCTTCCACAAGATAGAGTTTCGTAGAATCTTATAGAAAAATTGCCATTTCCTCTCATGCATACGTTAAAGATATTTTCTTTCATGTTTTCTTTGAATTCAAATCTCATGTCTTCCAAAGAGCCGCCGCTAGGATCAAGAGCCATATTATGGAACAGCCGCCATATGAAGTCTGTCTTTATTCTTTCGTCTTTTTGTAGAGAAAAGAGCGTTTCTTGTCTTATTCTTGGGTGAGCATAATTTCCACAAAATCCAACCGTTGGGGCGTCTGAGTCTTCTTTAATTACATCGAACTTTTCGTCAATTCTTTCAAATGAATATGGTAAAGCAAACTGTCGATCATGCTTAAAGTGTTTGTCTAAAGTACACTGGAAGCAAGTAATTTCTTCACTCAATTCTATAAGATCATTATCGAATACGGCAAAATTAATCTGATCTTTATATTTATCTGGTTCTTCTAAAAGAACTAATCCTTCTTCAGCCCATAGTATTTCTTGACTAAAGTTATACTTATTGCCTTTGTTAAATTTGTTTACGTTGTCTATAAAAATTTCTCTGTTGTTCATAAAGATTGTATCCTCTCTATTCTTATTTTTCTTCGTAATTTCCTACAAAGTATTCTGTTTTGAATATTTACGCCTGAAAACATTATTTCGTCCATTATTCTAAACATTGCAGTATTACACGCTCCGTCTGGATCGTCTGCTTCTACAAACATTATCATAAACGGCATTGTATATCTGGTGGTATCTAATTTTAGTATTTCTAAATATATGTCGCATATGTCGATAAAAATTTTAAAGTTTCGCATCCAGCATAAGTTTTACTAACTCCTCCAGATTGTGTTTAGGTTGCCATCCTAGCTTGATTTTTGCTTTAGTACAATCTCCTCTAAGATAGTCTACCTCTGAGGGGCGATAAAAAGCAGGATCTATCACTATGTAGTTACTGTAATCATAAAGTCCGGCTTCATAAAAAGCTATATTCAAGAACTCAGCTATTGTGTGCGTTTTCCCAGTGCATACTACATAATCATCTCCCTCTACTTGTTGTAACATAAGCCACATCGCTTCTACATAATCTCCAGCATATCCCCAATCTCTGTAAGCTTCTAGGTTGCCAAGTCTGAGTTTTGGGAATGTATTCTCATTAATATGTATGTAATCATTACTAAAGGTTGCAGTGCCGCTTCCCTGTTTTCTTTCCCAT